TTCTAAGACCTGTCATCATTCTTTCATGCATTTCACTTCCTTTTCTCCCAGTGTTTTACTAATGTCTCTAACTCTTTGATTCTGGCTTTGGCTCTTGCTATCTGTTCCTCCATCCTTGGGGATCTCTTTTAGTTACTTCTAACCTAGCAATATCCTTTTCTATAGCATTTAAACGATGGAAAATTTCACGTATATCACCTTGCCTTCTACTGGAACGGTTAGCTAAAACCATTAACGCTCCAGAGATAGCTGCCCCTATCAGTGCTGCTAGTAGTTCTTGAGGCATTTTTATCCTTTTAGAGTAATCTTAGAATATTGTTGTTATTTTTTTATGCCTGAGTCACAAGCAAAAGAACCAAAGAAGAAGAATCCTCTTCAAAAATTCAAGGATGGCTTGGATGACACCACAACTACGCTCATAAAAATTGTAGTACTTGGGTGGAGTGGTGCGATATTAACTTTAAATTACGTTTCCATCCCAGGAATACCCCAACAAAAAATAGATCCAACATTTATAGCTTCAGTGTTTACAGGGGTTTTGGCTTCCTTTAATATTTCAACCACTTCTAAAAAAGAAGAAGAAAAATATAAGATTGATGAAGATAAAAGTAAAACAATAGGAGGAGCAACTTATCAAACCATTAGAGTGGAAACACCAATCAAACTTGTACCAATGGAGCCTAAGATAGACCCCATCACAGGGAAAAAAGTCGATCCACAATCAGGCAAGCTCACATGAAAAAGCTAATCTTGCTGCTATTCTTAGCGGCTCCTTCTGCTAACGCAGACCTGACACACTCTATTACTAGTTCTGCTCAACTAACAGTTAATGCTGCTGTTACTCAGGCAGAAAGAATAGGTTCTAGTTTCTCTATCTCTGGGACTGGGGTGGATGTAACCGATGGAACAACTGCTGGGACACTCAGTGCTGGAACGATAACTAGCGGTGTCTATGCCCCAGGAACTATTGCAGCGACTCAGAATGCAACTTCGGGTGAAAGCTTTAGTTTCAGCCAGGCATACACTCAAGCTGACGCTGTACCAACATCTGCTCCTTCAGTAGGTGCTGTGGGCAACTTCAGTGATGTTACTTCTCACGCCACAGGTACAGCAGGGTCACTCGCTGGCTCAGTAACAAGTGCGGGAGTTGTTGCTTTAACACCAGGATCGGGAGGGACAATTGCAACTGGATCTGTCGTAAGTTCTGTCACCGTGAAGTAATGCACGTTCCCCTTATTATTTGCTCAATTGCTGTCGTCATCCTTCTTGGATTTAATTTTTTCATGTGGAAGCACTACATGGATATACATAAGTGAAGCGTTATTTACTGCTATTGTTATTATTAAATAGCTGGCAAAAACCAGTCATAGCAGTGCCAGTTGTGCCAAATTTTTCTTCAGGTACAATGTCAGCCGTTACACGTACCACACAAAATGTTACTGAAACTATTGTCTCTACTGACTTTAACACTGGGCATACTTATACGATCAATGGAACGAATTTGTCTATTGATGGCACGACCCTTTCACCTTCACCAGCAGAGACGAGCCAAACGATTAACGGAGTAAGCTATACATGGACAGGAGCAGATTTAACAACCAAACCCAACGTTACGATTGCCAATCCAGGTCAGGCGTTCCAATACGCAGAAAGTTACATTGGCCCTGGTATTTCAAACATGACAACAATCAATCGAACAACAGTCTTAGAAAGTACCACAGAAACTACTTCAGTCTTCTCGCAATAATATTATTTAGCGGGTCAAGTGCATTAGCTAATACTTCACAAACAGCAGCACCAGTGGCCAATACTAGTGCCTCACTTACGAATATGGCCATACAAACTTTGCAGGGAAATTTAATACAGAATCAATACGGTGGTGGAGTGGTTTGTCAGGGGCCAATGCTAACATTTTCTCCCTTTGTCACTGATTCACATTCGTTCCAAAAGCCTAGAGAATACCTTTATGACTCGCCAGTGTATAGCGACGAAGGAGACATTCTTTATCATCAACAAGTAAGAACAGGACAGAAAGACAATTTCTCACTTAATGTCGGAGCAAGTTTAACTTTTTCCATGCCCTTAGATAAGAGATTTCAAGAGCGTTGTTTGAAAAACGCAAAACTACAAGGAGATAATCAACAACAATTAATAGAAAATAAGAAACTAGATTGGCACATCGCACGTCTTAGAGAATGCGGAAAACTAAAATTACAAGGGATTGAATTTGCTACTGATTCTCCTTACTTTAATCTCTGTGAAGATGTTGTTGTTAAACCTAAAATGGGTCAGGTTTTACCACATAGACACCTTATTTCTTCTCCTTCACAGGAGGTAAACCCCGTTTCTCCCGATAAGAAGTAGTTCTTCTTTCTGATAGGTTTGGTCGTTTTACTTTCTTACCTAAAGCCTTCTTAACCTTATTTACTATCTGCTTGATGATGGGTTTGACTGCCTTCAAAAGCAGTGGTGTACTCAATGCAGCAGTGGTAGCCACAAGAGTAATTCCTCCCGTTTTTACCACCTGCGGGACAGTAGGTATCGCATCAATTATCTGTTGTTGAACATTTAATTTTTTATATCTAGTTACACAACGGTTTCCGACCAATTCATACTT